TCCTGCATCTGGCGATTGCGGATCGCGTTGTCCCGCTGGTTCTGCTGTTCCTGCCCGATGATGTCGCCGAACGACTGGATGACTTGTCCGCTGTTGAGTCGAATCATTACATCCACCACTCGCCTTGTTCGCCCGGACGGCTGCCGTAGCCGCCCATTCCCGGCTGCTGCTGATTACCCATCCACGGCAGATTGCCCTGCGCGCCCAGCTGAACCAGATCGCCAAAGAAGTTGCCCCCGATAGTCCCGAGGTCGGCGAGGGTCGAGCTGCGCACCTGACCCTGCTGCAGCGCCAGATTGCCCATATTGGAAGCGTTCGCGCCAATAGCCGACCCCAGACCGCCCAAAGCCCCTTGCGCGCCCGAGAGCGCGTTCTGCGAGCCCTGAAGCCCTTGCGAACCAAAGCCCGCCATGCGAAACAGGTTGTTCACGACAGAATCGACCCGCTGATTCACCAGCCCCTCGTTCAAGCGGGTGAGCGAGTCCAGCTCGCGCCCAGAATTACGCAGCCCCCGAGCATTCAGGATGCGCTCAAGCTGACGCTCGCCCTCCTGCCGCTGAAAATCGAGCTGCGGGGTATTGATAAGGCTGGCGAAGTTGAAATTTGACGTGTCCATGCCGCCCGCCGCACGCGTCGCCGCTTCAGGCGTCGCCGCTGCGGGCGATTCCGGGCGCGCAGGGATGCCGAACACGTCGACCTCCCCAGTGTTCCCCACGCCGATGATTCGACCGTCGCGAATTTCGACGCGGTTGTCTGCGCCCTGCACAAAGGGAAACGGCAGCTCGCCATCTCCGGTGTACGGAGCCAGAACATTCCCCGCCCGATCCACGAAGTTCTGGTCAACCGGATCGAACAGAACCTCCCCGCGCACGTTAGGTCCGCCCGAAACGCGGTCGTGGTAAGTCAGCCCCGGAATCGGGACCGGCGCTCTGTCACCCGTGCGAACAAGCGGATCGTTTACCGCCCCCGCCACGGACTGCTGCGCGGCAGGACTGATCGCCGGCAGCCCGAAGATGCTGGACAGCGCGTTGAGCGCGTTGTCGCGCGTTTCAAGAAGCGGGCGAGATAGCGCAAGCTGGCGGTCCGCTAGTGCGAGCTGCTGATTCACCAGCCCCTGCTGCCCGCGAAGTCCTGCAGCCTGCTGTGCGTTTGCGGCGGCAATCGCCTCGCTTTGCGCATCCTGCCCCATGAAAGCAGACGCGAGGCTGCCGCCCGTAGAGGCAAGCGTTCCGGCTAGTGCGGCCCAAGACATTACATCACCCCACTATCGAATTGGACTGAAGGTCGGAAATCAAAGTGCCCACCACATCCGCAAGCTCGAGCACCGCATCGCGTATGTTCTCGACCTCTGCCTGCGTCGGCGGATTGGTGATCGCCCCCGCAGCCGCTGCTGGTGTCCCATGTGATCGTCGATGAATCCGTCACGACGCGCTCGGCATTGAACGCACCCGACGCAGCACCCGTCAAAACATCCGTGTCGACGATCGTCGTCACATCGGACTGCACGCTGTCGGCAGTGCCTTGCGCCGCTGCTGCTGCCGCCGCCGCTGCTGCCGCTGCTGCATCTGCATCGTCTACCTGTCCAACAAGCTCCAGCGAGTTGTTCTCGAGAACTTCCGCCAGCTCACTGAGGATGCGCAGGACGTAAGGCTGCAGATCGCCAGTCGGCCCGACATGCGGTCCACGCTCAGGAACCCGCGCAACCTTGCTAGTTACGGCCAACACGCACCCCCGCACGCAGCCCTGTCATCGCCAGCCTTACATCATCCGAACAAGACACGCGCACCACGAACTCACGCCCAAATCCCAACTTGTCCCATTTTACACGCTTCAGGTATTTGCCCGTCGCGCCGAGGCTGGCGTAGCGCGGATTGCTCCACGTCTGCCCCCGGTCGCGGGAAATCTCGATCGACACTTGCGGAGAATCGCCCAGCGCCGCCCCGCCCATCTCGCAGTCCAGCTCAACCCAATCCATAGAGAACGGCTGCCCACGAACCTCGAACGGCATCGTGGTGCGCGATCGCACCATTGTCGTGCCTGCGTCCGTATTTACGTCGTCATCGAACCCGACAACATCGCCGCCCGTCGTCAGCCCCAGAATGCGGTCATAGGCAGACGCCGTGTGAGTTACGTCGTACGTCGGCAGCGGATAGCGCGTCCAGTCCGACCACAGCCCGGACAAAGCATCAAACGCCAGCGTGGCATACCCCGGCAAGGTCAGGACGTAGAACAGGTGCCCCTTCCACCCAAGCTGGAACGCATAAGCGTCACTCGCTACACCCGAACGAGCAATCACGTTATCGACAGCCGGCGTGCTGATCTTCTGAGCCTGCCGACCCTGCAGGACAAAAACCATCGGCGTGCCGGACTGCTGCTGCCCGAGGAAGAACACTCGCTCGTCCAGACTTCCCAGCACCGAATCCGGCGCAACCACTCCGGTCTGCAGGACAAGCTGCGGGACGCGATCAAACGGAATCCCCGTCGCAGCACCAGACTCGAACCAGAACGCAATGCTCTGCGACTTCATCAGCAGCACTTCGGCGTGGTCTGACAGAATGAATTGCAGGTCGCCGGGAAGCTGCCGCTCAAATGCGTTGTCCAGAGCCTCCCAGCTTGTTGGATCGTCAATAGCCGATGCAGCAAATTCGTTCGTGCCGTCGTCAATCTTCAGCCAATAGCCGTTGTGAAACGTCACCCGACGCCCTGTCGGCGTGTCGACGAGCGTCGTCACAGCCCCGTTCGATGCAATGCTAAGAAGCGACGTGCCCCGAATGACGTACAGGGTGCCGTTGCGCGTCCACATCGCCCGCGCTTCGCCCGAGCCGGCATTGAATACCGTGCGTCCGGGGCGTTGAATCATTGCCAAGGGCTTCGCAGTCGGCTCTGACGCAACGTTCTCCGCATAGACGTTAAGAGACATTGCGCACCCCTGCGCGGGCGACACAGCCTCATATGACCCCCCGACGAAGGGGATTGAGGCAACCTCAACGGCCATTGTTGATGTTCACGAACCGGCGCGTAATGAGCGCCGTGTCAATTTCAAGGTTTGGCACATCCGGGTCGCGATACGCCTCCCGCTGGTCCGCAGCCTCGACCAGAATCACAGGCTCCACGTTCAGCCCGGATTCCATCGCCAGCTCGACGGCAAGGTTGTAGCGCAGCATCCGCATGAACTCGCCCGGAATCGTGTCCCCCGCCGTCAGTGCATACAGCCCCAAGTCAATGTCGAAACGGTCACGCCACTGGTCCAGCATCTCGTTCAGCGCAGCCAGCCCGTCGTCGTATTGCTCGCCCGACGGAGACTCCGTGCGCCCTACGATGTTGACGAGCTGGTAAGCCCTGCGGATCAGGTCATTCGTCGTCGCCACGCTTCGGCCTCCCGGGTTTGCCCTTGTGCTCGCCGCACCACGCCTCTGCCGGCGTGTACGGGAACACCGCCCTCCCCGTCGGGGAAGTTTTCGGCGGATAACGACGGCACTCGCCGCCAGTCCAAAACTGACACGTCCGGCAAACCTTCACGCTGCCGACCTCTTCGCTTCCTCTTCCTCGACGCATCGATTCATGAAGTTGTGCCAGTTGCCCGGCTTGCCGTCATGCACGAAGTCGTAATCAGGCCACACCGGGATATGTTCGCCGAACATCTCGCAGAAGTCGTCGGAGAAACAATAATCCTCACCGACAAACCCGCCCTCTTCCGTGATCTTCGTGTAGAACAGGCGAGGCACGTCATGCGCTTCCGGCAGGTGCCACTTGGGGCTTTCCTCTGCCATTGCCTCAACCACATCGCGGCGGATGCACAGGAAGCCCGTCGGCACCCGCTCGCAGGGAATCCAGCCGCCATCAAAAGGCTGCACGCCACCGCCGTCTTCGTGATACCGGACGGGATAGCACTCCTTCGGCTCGCGCTTCGGGTACACCCCGGCGCAGATAGGGCGACCGCTCATGACCAGCCCCAGAAACGCACGCGGCTCCCACTTCAGGTCCGCGTCGATGAAAAACAGGTGCGTGCAGTCCGTGTCCAAAAACATCTTCACGAACATGTTGCGCGCAACCTCGATGAAAGCGCCGTTCGCCGCAATCGACGCCTCGACACGCACCCCGTTTGCCAGAGCGAGCATCGAAGACTCCACCATCGACAACGCGTAGTCCGTGTGGACCTTGCCGTCGTAAGCGGGCGTTGCCACGAACACACGCACAGGCTTGTCGCCCAACGCCTTGGCCGGATCATGTTCCAGCTCTCGCATAGTCGTCTCCAAAAAGGCGGGCTACCCGTCGTCACGGACCCGCAAAAGGAATGGGGCCCCCGAAGGGGCCCCGCATCACGCTCAGAGCGCGAAGAAGTGGCGCGTAGCCAGCTCCGGGTACAGCGGGTCGAAGCCGAACAGCACGTCGAAACGAGTGACGAAGGCGTCATTCGTAATGTTGTACTGCTCTGCCATCCGCATAGAAATGCCATCGACCACTTCGCGAGCACCCGCAGCGCCACGTCCCGAGACGTCCTCGAGATCAGCGGTGCCGAAGATGAACGCATCGCGGTGATGAAACAGGTCCTGCCCGTAGGCAGTCGACGCAACACCAAACGCAGTCACCGTAAGGTTGTCCGTGTTGGCGCCGGTCAGCGCGCAGTTCTGGTAGGCGTTGCCCGAGCCGTAGATCACGGCAGGCTTGACCACCACATCGCCCGCACCACCGGTGAGCGTCACGTCCTCACCCATCACGCCCTCGCGGTACTGGTTCGCGATGTTCTGGGCAGACTGGAACACGCCCTTCACATCGTCGTTGAACTCGACCATCGAGCCGGGCGTGAGCTGTGCGCAGCGCATTGCGCGCGGACCCAGACCGCGAGTGATGTACGCACCCGCTTCTTGAAGCCGCTTGAAATTGAGCTGCGTGCTCGTGGTGCCCACGTAGTTCGCCACAGCGGCTACAGCATCCACGAAGCAATCGCCTTCGATCTCGGAGGCAAGTTGCGACATGGCAGGCGTGATGACCCGCTCGGAGAAATCGTCCAGCGACAGCGTAAGGTCCACACTGGAGAACGACACGTCCACGCCGTACTGCGACGTGAGCGCGAACGGGGTCGACCGCTCGACGTGATCCTGATCGCTCAGGGTCGCCGTCTTGCGCGCCTTGTACTTCGCCGGCAGGCGGACGTTCAGCGTGTTGCCGATCTTCGCGCCCACGTTGGCAAACTGGTCGTCGTATTGCACATTGCAGTTGCTGACGAAGCCGAGCTGCGCGTGAAGGACGCGAGCGGCCTCCCGCGTGATCTCGCTTCGAGTGAGGATGGTATCAGCCATCGGTTAACGCTCCTTTAGCGTCGACCTCTTGCAGCGAGCTGCGCACGACGTGCTGCGACCCAGTCGTCCGTAGACATGCCGGGGCGCGGTCCGTCGCCGCCTGCATCACCATCGCCCAAATCCGAAATGGGCTCCGGCGCACTGCTAGAAGTAGGGGTTTTCGCGGCCTCGAGCGTTTGCTCAATCCGCACCAGTTCTCGCGCGGAAGCGACGGGCGACATGCCTGACAGCTTGTCGGCGTGCTCGGGATTCTTCGCCAGATAGTGCAGCAGTTCGCCCGCACGCTCGGATTCGACTAGATACTCGACAAGGGCAGGAGTGGGCTGAATCTTTGCCCGCTCGATGTCCTCAGCAAAACTCTCAGTCTCCGAGGCGTAGGCAGTCAGCTTCTGGCTAAGGAGGCTTTTGCGCTCCTCTTCCCGCTGCGCCTGTGCAGCCGCTTCGCTCTCCTGCTGGCGCTTTCGCTCCCAGCTTTCAAGTTGCCGCGACTGCCATGCCTTCATGTCCTGCCGATACTGGGCAGGATCGTCATAGTCCGATTCCAACGGGGGGTCATCGCCCGCCTGCGTTGTCGTCGGAGACGCCCTGTTCTCCAGCTCAGCCAGCCTGCGCTTGGCTTCCTCCGCCTCCTGTCGGATGCGGTCGCGTTCGCGCTCGGCTTCCCGGTACTTCCAGTTCAACTCTCGGATGCGCTTTTCCGCGCCGGACGGCTTGTCCTCTGCGGTTTCCGGTGACGAATCGGACGGGGATGCGTCCCCGCTGGGAGCGTCGGTTTCGATCTCTTCAGCGGGCGACGAGTCCGCAACCTGATCGACAGGCTTGTTTACGTCTTCAGCGTGATCGCTCACGGTCTGACTCCAATTATGCCCTACGGGCGGTTCGCTGTGCGCCTTCCCGCTGCGGCCATAGCGCCGGGACGAGCAAAGCCAGCCGCCGCGCTCATGGGCTCCTCGCGCCCCCTCGGCATCGCAGCAACAGGCTGTCCGTTACGCTCCACGACGTTGACGTTAGCGTCGTCGAAGATGACGTAGTTGCGGGAGCCTTCGCCTGCGGAGCGGGAGGCGCCGTCTAGGTAGCGGATGCCGGGGATGCCTTGGGCGGACAGCCGTCGCGAAGCCTCTGCCTTGTCTCCTGACGGCATCAGGTACTGCAGAATCGCCTGCCCCGGCCGGTCCTGCAGATCATCAAACTGACTGCCGCGACCCACGTCTTTCAGAATGTTGCGAACCGCGTTACGCACCGCCTCCGGCTGCTCCGACAGCGGCGCGTCCCAGTCCAGAAGGTCCTCGTCGGGGATTTCTAGGCGGTAGAGGGCGCCGGGCTGCTCGGTGGGCGGCGTCAGCGTCGTGCCAAACTCGCTTTCAAGGCGGTCCAGCGCACTAATTTCGGACTCAATGTCGCGCACGCGAGAAGTCTCGCCGGAGTCGTCCGCCGCGCGTCGAGCTGCTTGCAGTTGCCCGCGACGCTCTCGAATGTACGGTGACAAGTCGCCGTATAGGTCGCCCGTCTCGCGGCTCATCGCTCGCGAAAGAACCTCCGCTTGTCGGCGCACCAGCGCAGGCACGCCGCTCAAGCGGATGTCTCCGTACTGCCCTCCGGAAAGCGAAGGGACGGGCACCGAATCTGTCAGCGTGTCGCGGTACTCTTCCGCCACACCGCGCCGATCCGCAGCGTAGTACCCCGCCCCATACGCCTGTGCGCCCTCTCCAGAGCCCATGTGCGACAGGTCTACCTGATCGTAGGTGTGAGGTCCGCCGTGCCATGCCTCGCGGGTGCGCTTGCCCATCTGCCTAGCCAGCGTGCCGAAAGGGGCGGCCTCCGCATCCTGCGGCGCGAGCAGTCCAGCG